ACGCGAACTTGGCCAAGGTATGAATACCATGGTCAGGTACGTCAGCCTTCCGGCTCCTAGTAGCTCCAATCGCCCTAGCTAAGCTAGGATGATTAAGCAGTAGAAGCCGTACATGCTGATTAGAAACACGATCGGATGCTTCGCTCAAATCGAGCGTAGCGAGAATTCCCTTACGGGACCCTCTCTTCGCCATGAGCTGATTATGCTCTTGACGAGTGAATCCGACGAAGCTACTAGCGAGGTTGTCACCCTCGATAGCTTCCTGGATCTCGCGTTTAACGGCCTGCTGCATATATTGCATACAGGTCGGTTCAATCGCGATAATCCGAGGTGTTTTTAACGTTTTAGGAACATCAACGACCCTTACAGGTCGTTCTGCTCCGGGCGGCAACAAGGTGACATGGTCAACCGAATGGTTGATGTTTGGAACTAAATAAAGGTGCTTTGGAAACACCTCTTCCAAACCCTCGGTCCATTCAGACTGATCGTACTTGGCGTTACCGTCAAGCCGGTCAGCTGTCTTTCCGGGGCCATGCTTGGGCAGAAGTTCACCACTGTTAATCCGAAGAGAAACAGTAGAGAACACATCTGTCCAGAGAAGTTGAGACATCATAACAAAGTCTTCGGATTTCTCCAAAGACAATGCTGCCTCATTTCTATACACCTCGTTGTCTGTTTCGACGAACCCTCGAATTGCCGCACGCCTCCTCGTATCACTACAAGGAAGCAATATCTTACCGAACAACAGAGTAATCTGTCGAACGGCTTGAATAGCGTCAATCGAAGGATCGTCTAATAGACGACCACCTTCACGAGCGAAAATGAGCTCAAGGAAACCTCCTAGAAATAGGGGGAGACCTCGTCTTTTACGGGCGAAACCCGTAAAAGATGCGTGAGTCACCATGCCTTCATCCAGACATCTTTCGAAGTCTGAACAAAAAGCTGGCAGGGAAATCGTTAAAAACGAAATCCCCTCATTTTCAACCCTACCCGTGATATACTTCATATCACGAGCGGTGCTTGTGCCACACCATGTCCCCATTTCATCGAGGACATTCCGCAGGAGTAACATAAGCCTACCTAGGGATTTATCCACTAGGCGGCCCTCCTTTCTAGAAGAGAGGTAAGGCCTGCATTAGCCTGTGTTTACTGAATGCGGAACTTCTTCCACATAAGGACGTTGGTTAAACCAACATCCCCAATCCAGGTGCTAGTTTTCGCCACCCAAAAGCTGGGTGACTCTAGCTCCGGTCGACGCAGTCAAGTAGGCAGTCAAACCGTCTACCTGCTGCTTTTGCTCGGTGACACTAAACCCCGCCAACGGGTGGTCCACAACCATGTAAACTGACATGGTATAAGGAACATTTGTTGACGTAAGGTACGGGTCAGCGGCAATCTTCCGGATATCAAGCCGAGCTGTTCTACGAACACGCTTACCATAGGCGTGAGCGACAAGCAGCTTTGTATTTCCATCAGCGGAAGAAAAACTTCCACTGGAAATACCTGACGATACTCTTGGAAGAGATATCGGCACGGCATTGATAGTAACGGATTGTGGATCAGCAAACGACATGGCATTACTCCTTAAGGAATA